AGAGATTCGGGAAGAAGTCAGGAAAGCTACAAAACGGAAGAAGGACAGGCTTCAGCGCTACAAAAAAGTTGAGGCATTAGCTTACATGTGGTTTGAGGGAGAGATTGACGATAAGCGCATGGCTGAGGCTGTTTTCGGAATTATTAACGAGAAAACGAAGTAGCCCCCAGCAGACTGCCATCTACTAGGGGCCCGAGCAAACTTATCAGTTTAAGTATACCACATTTCGGGAGGTTTATACATGATCAAAATTAACCGCCTCGAAGCGGAGAACGTTAAGCGCATAAAAGCTGTGAAGGTCGAGCCCACACCTAGTGGGCTGACCATCATCGGCGGAAACAATGGCCAGGGCAAAACATCAGTCCTGGATGCAATCACTTGGGCCCTGGGTGGCAATAAGTATAAGCCTAGTGAGCCCCAGCGCCGGGAATCGACAATTCCCCCGTATCTGTCGGTGGAACTGTCTAATGGGTTGGTCGTAGAGCGCAAGGGAAAGAACTCGTCCTTGAAGGTCATTGACCCCGAAGGCAACATGGGTGGACAGGCTCTACTCGATGAGTTTATCGCAGAGCTGGCTCTGGACCTGCCCAAGTTCATGACTATGAACAACAAAGACAAGGCCAACACACTGCTCCAAATCATCGGTGTTGGGGACAAGCTCTATGAGCTCGAGCAAAAAGAGCGAGAGGTTTATAGTCGTAGGCATGCCATTGGCCAGATCGCCGATCAAAAGGAAAAGTACGCCAAAGAAATGCCCTATTACACAGATGTGCCTGACGAGTTGGTGTCGGCCAGCGAGCTCATTAAGCAGCAACAGGACATCTTGGCCAAGAATGGCGAGAATCAGCGCAAACGGGAGAACCTGGACCAGCTCGAAAAAGCACTGGCCAACAATAAATCACGGCAAGCCGACATCCTGGAAAAAATGGCTGAACTCCAAAGGCAATATAATGAACTACGTACCAAGGCCACAGAGCTCACCCAGGACATTGCCATAGCCAAGAAAACAGTCGAGGAACTCCAGGACGAGTCAACTGCCGAAATTGAACAATCCATCGCCAACATCGAGGATACAAACCGTAAGATCAGAGCTAATCTAGACCGTGAGAAGGCCCAGGACGATGCCAGGGACTACCGGGATCAGTACGCAGAACTCACCAATCAGCTCGAGAACATTCGCAAAGAAAAGTTCGATCTTCTAGCCGGAGCCAAGCTGCCCCTTGAAGGTCTGTCTGTTGAGGATGGAGAGCTTACCTACAGGGGTGACAAATGGGATGGTATGAGTGGATCTGATCAACTCATCGTGGCCACCGCTATTGTTCGCAAGCTTAACCCCAAGTGTGGTTTTGTTCTTTTGGACAAGCTAGAGCAGATGGATCTTAACACTCTACAGAGTTTTGGCCAGTGGCTTGAGCAAGAGGGACTTCAGGCCATTGCTACCCGAGTAAGCACAGGAGATGAGTGTTCAATCATTATCGAAGACGGATATGTGGTGAGTGAACCAGCTGCAGCTCTTGTGGTCGATGAACCCAAATGGAAGGCAGGTGAATTTTAGTGAAGATCATTACTGGTAAGATTGATAGTGCTCAAAAGATCGTCATATACGGACCAGAAGGCATAGGTAAGTCTACCTTTGCTAGCAAGTTCCCAGGCGCACTATTCATTGATACTGAAGGCAGCACAAAACAACTTGATGTAGCCAGGACTCCAACCCCCAGCAGCTGGACTATGTTGCTGGGTCAGGTGGACTGGATAAAGAAGCATCCAGACATTTGCCAAACACTTATCATCGACACCGCAGATTGGGCGGAAAGCCTCTGTGTTGACCACATTTGTGCCAGAGACGGAAAAACAGGTCTAGCAGATTGGGGTTACGGAAACGGATGGGTCTATCTTGCGGAAGAGTTTGGACGTCTACTGAATCATCTTGAGGACATTATTGAGCTTGGGATCAATGTGGTGTTAACTGCTCACGCACAGATTAAGAAGTTTGAGCAGCCAGATGAGATGGGTGCATATGATCGCTGGGAGCTGAAGCTGGAGCGCAAAACGGCTCCAATGGTCAAGGAATGGGCCGACATGGTGCTTTTTGCAAACTACAAGACCTATTTAGTCAAGGATGAGACGACCAAATCAAAGAAAGCCCAAGGTGGACATCGTGTCATGTATACCACACACCATCCGGCATGGGATGCCAAGAATCGGCACCACCTAAGCGAGGAGTTGCCACTAGATTTTCAAGCAATTGCTCACTGTCTACCCAACAGACAAACGACCAGTACCGAGCCAGTTGCGCAGCCATCTCCAGAACCGCCAGCCAAGCAGAAAGCATATAGGGATATCCAGCCTCAAGCAGAGATCCCACCGGTAGAAACCGCTAAGGACGATCCGCTGTCTAATGTACCAAAAGCCCTGAGAGACCTGATGGAACCTACTGGCGTGACCTTGGACGAGGTTCAACAGGTCGTGGCCATGCGGGGCTACTACCCGATGGGTACACCTTTTGAAAACTACGATCCCGATTTTGTTAAGAGCGTGCTCATAGCAGCTTGGGATCAGGTCTATGCAGCGATCATTGAGCAAAGAATAGACAACGTTCCGTTTTAGAAAACAAGGAGGTAAGAAAAAATGACAGATATACCAAGAGAACTAGGTTGGGATGATGAGATTAGTAAGGACGGTCCAGAGTTCGTGGTTTTACCTGAAGGAGATTATGACTTCGAGGTTATCGAATTTGAAAGGGCCAGGCACCCCGGTAGTGACAAACTGCCTCCCTGCAATAAGGCTATTGTCCACATCAAGATTGAGGGAGAAGAGGGAGTTTCTATCATCAAGCACCAGCTGTTTCTCCACACACAAACGGAAGGACTCTTGGCAGCGTTTTTCATGGGGATTGGCCAACGCAAGCGGGGCGAGAAAATCTCTATGAACTGGAACAAGGTTGTTGGTTCCAAGGGGAGAGCAAGAGTCGGCATCAGAAAGTGGGAAGGCAAGGAGTACAACGAAATCAAGAAGTTCTACGAGCCAGAGGAAACACAGAAAGGGTTTCAAGCAGGGAGGTTTTAGGTTTGCAGCTTAGACCTTATCAAGAGCAGTCCAAAGAGGCCATAAAAGCCGAGTGGGCCAAGGGGAATCGCCGAACCCTCCTAGTGTTACCTACTGGAACAGGTAAGACGATCGTGTTTAGCAAGCTGACCGAAGATCTCGTCCGTAATGGTGAGCGGGTTTTGATACTCGCTCACCGAGGCGAACTCCTGGAGCAAGCTGCAGACAAGATGGCTCAGGCTACTAGGCTCAAATGTGCAGTAGAAAAGGCTGAGAACACAAGCATCGACAGTTGGTACCGTGTTGTTGTTGGTAGTGTGCAGTCACTGATGCGTGAGACACGTCTGAATCAGTTCAGCCCTGATCATTTTAACACTATCATCGTCGACGAAGCACACCACTGCATTAGTGATAGTTACCAGAGGGTGCTCAACCACTTTGATCAAGCCAAGGTGCTAGGGGTAACCGCCACACCCGACAGGGGTGATATGCGTAACCTAGGAGTCTACTTTGACAGTCTGGCCTACGAGTATACACTACCTAGGGCTATCAAAGAGGGATACTTGAGTCCTATCAAAGCCCAAACCATACCACTTAAGTTAGACTTATCGGCCGTCAAACAGCAAGCGGGAGACTTTAGCACAAAAGATCTGGGCACAGCTCTGGATCCTTACCTTTACCAAATCGCAGATGAGATGGCAAGGACAGTCAGGGACCGTAAGACACTCGTATTCTTACCACTGATTGCCACATCTCAAAAATTCACTGAAATTCTTAATTCCCGAGGATTCAGGGCTGCCGAAGTCAACGGTGAGAGTAAGGATCGGGCCGAGATACTCCAAGATTTTGCCGATGGCAAGTACAATGTGCTTTGCAACTCGATGCTCCTCACAGAAGGCTATGACCACCCAGCGATTGACTGTGTCGTAGTCCTAAGACCTACGAAGGTGCGTAGTCTCTATTCCCAGATGGTGGGCAGAGGTACTCGGTTATATCCAGGCAAAGAGGAGTTGCTACTTCTTGATTTCCTCTGGCATACAGAGCGACACGAGCTCTGTCACCCGGCTCACTTGATTGCCGAAAGTGATGAAGTGGCCAAGAAGATGACGGAAAACATCGAGGAAGCTGGTGGTCCAGTCGACTTAGGAGAAGCGCAAGTACAAGCTACAGAAGATGTAATTGCTGAAAGAGAGAGGGCCCTAGCTGAGAAACTGGCTGAAATGCGCAAGCGAAAGAGAAAGCTTGTGGATCCTCTGCAATTTGAGATGTCCATTCATGCCGAGGACTTGGCTAACTATGTACCAACGTTTGGCTGGGAAATGGGTCCGCCATCAGAAAGTCAAAAGGCAACTCTGGAAAAACTGGGCATTCTCCCCGATGAAATCGAGACTGCTGGAAAGGCCAGCAAACTACTTGACAGGCTAAATAAGCGGAGAGTTGAGGGTCTTACGACGCCAAAACAGATCCGCTTTCTCGAAGGCAAGGGCTTCAGAGATGTCGGTACATGGCCCTTTGAGTCAGCTAAGAATTTGATCAACCGAATTGCCGCGAATGGCTGGCGAGTACCCAGGGATATCGACCCTTACACCTACAAACCCAAGGCTATACAGAAAGACCATGGTTGGGAGGTTGTGAACGGATGAGCGCTACGAACAGAGGCTCTACTAGAAGAGAAAGCGACTACTATGAAACACCCCATAACGTAGTTCACGACTTTTTGGACAATCACTTCAGAGGCCACTTCAAGGTTATCCTTGAGCCATGTTGTGGTAGTGGTAACATGGTCAGAGTGCTTAGAGAACACTACCCTGAAGCGACCATCATTGCCCAGGACATCTTACCTATAGCTCCCATTAGGCAGGCTACAGCTACCTTTAGTGAAGTTGATTTTCTTTTGGATCCGGGAATGAGCACTCCAGTTGATCTCGTCTTCACTAACCCACCCTATAGCATCGCCGAAAAAATCATCCGAAAAGCACTTGCTACCTATCCAAATGCAACAGTCGTGATGCTCCTACGCCTTGACTT